GGCCGTCGGTGTCGTGCTGGTGCCACGCGCCTATCTGCTGCTCGGGCACGTAGGTCAGGCCCAGCAGCTTGCCACTGGTGGACACAAACCACACAATGGGCTGGGGTGCCTTGGCATAGGCCATGTCCACCACATCCAGGTTGTCGAACAGGTGAGTCGCACGCAGCGACAGGTCGCCGGTCACAAACCCGTTTGCCTGCCAACTGTAGGCCAGCTCGCGCACATGGCCCCCGCGTGCTGCCCCGTAGATCAGCGTGTTGTTGATGATGACCGGCTGGATGTTGCTGGCCCCCACGTATGACTGTGGCCGCACGCTGATGGTGCTGGGTGTGATGGCCTCGCTGTTGACGCTGGTCACGCGCCACTCGGCCGAACTGGTCAGCAGCAGCAACTGCGTCAGCGGCACGATGTGCCTGATGGTATTGGCCTCTCGCGCGGCCACCCGAAAAGCGATTCTGTCATCGTCCCTGATGGGCAGGGAGTAGCTCATGTTGCTCTCTGTGCCGCTTTTGGTCATCCAGATGTTGGCGGGCTTGTTGGTGGTACCCGCAAAACACCTGCGCTGCTCAAAGTAGCTGACGGCTGCCGGGTAGTCGCCCGTGGCGGCAAACACCCCGTCATAGGTTGGCGGTGTTTTGGACAGGTCAGGGGCCACGTTGTCGTCGATCATCGACGTTGCGCCAGTCTGGCCGATGTAGCCAAACACGCCCGCCGTCTGCTTGTACACGTTGTACTTGCTGGCCCCGGCCACATCCGACCAGGCAATGCCCACGGTGCAGCCCGTTTCAAACAGGTTGCTGGCAATGCTGCCAAGTGGCGACGGCGCGGACTCGCTCAAGCCGTCAGCGCCAATGGCAGTCACCGCGTAATAGTACGTGTACTTGGCCACCGTCATACCGGCGGTGGTGATGGTAGGCGCACCGGGCGACATCACCGGGCACGCAAACGACAGCGTTGCCAGCGCCCAACTGGTTGGCCCCAGCCTGCGCAGCTCGCGCGGGGCATAGTTGGGGTGCACCAGCGTCAGCACATCAGCCGACTGCACATAATGGATGTCCATCAGGTCCGCTTCGGCATACGGGTTGGCCAGCTCGTAAGGCGCACCACCGTCCAGCAGCGTGGCCCCGTCCGTGTGGAACCGGAAGTAACCAGCACCCAGCTCGATGACCATGGTCTGCGTGGTGCTGTAGGTGAACGGGATGAGCCTGGTTTTTTTGGCCGAGTCTTTCACCGTGCGGACGAACGCAAAGCCTGGGCGGTTTTCTACCGGCCCCTGCACCTTGGCAATGAAGTTGCGGCAAGTGGCCAGGCCAGACTGATACTTTGAATCGTCAATGCGCCCGACCATTTCGGGGCTGATTTCCCCGCCGCCGAATGAGCGCTGCAGTGTGCGAATGTTGCCCATGGTCATCGCCCCGCAATCCAGCCGACGTTGTGAGCGGGCGCAATGCGGCGCTGGCTGGCGTCTGACTCGATGGCCTGGGACAGGTAGGCGTTCATGAACTGAGAGCACCGCTTTGCCTCGGCTGCACCTGCGTCACCCTTGATGATGGCCCCGGCCAGCATGGATGCCAGGTGCCATGAAAGCGTCATGACAAACAGCGGCGAAAACTTGGACTCGTCCACGTTCAGCGTGGTGTACCGCAGCAACGCCTCTTTCTGGTCTGTCAGGATGACACTCTGCCCATCAGCATTCAGCTCGCACGCAAATGGCTGCGGCACGTAGCCTGCCACCATAGGAAGTGTCTGGTAGCCGCCTGGCAACGCGCCCACGCTGTAATCGTCAAACGATGCGGGAGGCAGCACAGCGATCACGTTCAACGCATCAGCTGGCTGGGCATAGCAGTAGTCCCACTCTGGCAGCCCTGAGCCAATGATGGCCAGATCGACACGCTTGGTTGCAAAGCCCCACGGGTGCAGCTCCAGCAGCGAGTCGCGTGCAATGGGGTAATACCTCGCACAGTGCTCAGCCTGTGCCGAGCCCTCGGGCGGGTCAATGCTTGAAACAGAAGCCGTGTCACCCAGGTGCGACAGGGCCAGGTTGCAAATGTCTACTTTGGACGCCATGGGCTGATCCCCTTTTGATGGAAAAAAGGGGGCACGCGGCCCCCTTTGGTTTGGTTGTCAGCCTTGATCAGGCTGAGCCAGGTGGCAGCTCGTCGTCATCAACGGCTGCTGCCTTCTTGCCCTTTTTGGGGTCAGCGACTTCCTCGATCAGCTCAAGGTTGCCCGAGGCATTACCGTCGTACTCGACCACGGCATCTGCCTCGACCAGCGAGCCATTGATGAACGACTTTTGCAGCACTTTGTACTTGGCCATTGTTCAACCCCTTTACAGGACAGCGAATCCGACGGGGTAGGACTTGGTGCCGGTGTTGGCATCCTGGATTTCCAGGCCAAGGTCAACGAACAGCGTGCCAGCCGTGCCGGTGCCAGCAGGCGTGTAGCGTGCGCCCATGTAGCGCTGGCTCTTGCTGCCGATGCGTGGGTTGATATCCATCGCAAAGCGTGCGCCAGCGGTCAGGCTAGCCACGGGAATGGCACCAGACGAACCCACCACAGCCACGTTTGTGGTCAGGGCAGCGTCATCAGCCACCACCACCTCGATGGTCAGCGCGGTCAGGCCTGTGAACGCTGTGCCCACCAGGGTGCGCAGGTACAAGTCTTCGCCAGTACCGATTTCGCGGTTCTGAGACAGGTCGATGGTGTTGGTGGACAGCACGGCAGATGCGCCGGTCACGGTCTGGTAAGTCACGGTGCCGGTGGCAGACACGCCACCGGAGACGACGAGGTTGTTGTCAACGATCATTTGGGTTTCTCCTGTGAGGTGTCAGTTATCAGACCACGCGGGATTCGGTGTTCAGCAGCTGGTCAACGCGGCGCAGTGGCACGCCTTCAAAGCTGGTCCACGACTGAGGTGTACCGAACTGGCTGAGGCCTTGCTGCACAGAAATGGCGTTCTGGCTCTTGTTCAGGGCCTGCACGCGCAGCATCGAGTAAACGGTGCGGTTCATGTAGAACGCAGCGCGGCCCATGCTGAAGTTGGGGATGCGGTCAAGCGCACGGCTCATCAGCTTCACCAGGTCAGCGGCACCTGATTCGGCCACCAAGTTGGCGGTGTTGACGTTGGCAATGCGGACCACATAGCGCCAATCCTTCACCACCAAGCCGTTTTTCCAGCCGTAGTGGGTCTGGTAAGCCTGGTATGGGTTGTTGTTGGCGTCGTAGACGGTCAGCACGCCCTGGTCCTCATGCACCAGGCCAGCCTTGGAGCCTTTGGGGAAGGTGCAGAACACGGTGTTTTCGCCCCACACAACCAGGTAGATGGATGTGTTGTTGGTCGATGTGCCGCCAGCGTCGATGATGTTCTGGCTGTTGCCTGCGCCACTAATTGCGCCGTAACGCGATGCCAGACCCAGGTACTGACGGGGGTCAGTGGCGGGGTTGCCGTACATCAGCGTGGAGGCTTGTGCCTGATTCATGGCTTCCAGGAAAGCCGTGTCCTCGGACAGACGGAAGGCGCTGGTGTTGCCGTTCAGCTCGGCCAGGTCTTTGTCCACGCGGGCATAGGCTTCCAGCATGCCCACAGACTCGTCCACTTGCACAGTGGTCGATTTGCTGGTGGGGATACCTTGGTTGATCGAGCGCCAGTAGGCAGTCGGCAAGCCAGTGCGGATGACCACGCGGTGGCCGGTGGGCAGGTTGCCCTCCTGGAAAACAGCGTCCTCCAGGATTTCGTTGGACTGCGAAAGCAGTTCTGCGACGACGGGCACTTTGCCGTCAGGGTCATTGCGCTTGGCCCAATCGGCCAGGGTGAGAGCGCCAGATGCGAGTGTTGCCATGGTGTTAGATCCTGCTGATGAAAATTAAGAGGTGTAGAGGCGGTCGGCCAGAGACTTGCCACCCTGCTGGGCTGCGCGTCCACCGACAAACGTGTCCTCACTGATCGACTTGCCCGCACGGTAGAACGCACGGATGATTTCGGGGTGGTTGCCCAACCCAGATTGGTTAAGCAGCGTTTTCAGCTCAGGGGTGCCAAACTTGTCCATAGCCTTCTTGGCCACAGACAGGTTTTCGGTCAGCTTGTCGCCACCGAATTCCTTGTCGGCTTTTGCGCCATCGATCCATGCAGCGTGGGCCGCCTGGATTTGCTCAGCCTGGCGGGCCTGTAGAACAGGAGCCACCTTGTCGAGCACTTTCTGTGCGCTGTCCTGAGACAGGTTCAGCTCTTTGGCCACTTCGGCATAGGCAGTGATGACGGATGCATCAAACGCCTGGCCATCCGCTTGCTTGAACTCATAGCTTTCAGGCGCACCCTCGGGCGCGGCGTCTGCTGTGGTGTCAGGCGCGGCCTGCTGACCTTCTGTTTCGCTGCTGGTTGCCTGGGTAGCGTCGGCCACTGCCGGTGCTGCTGCCACAGGTGCTGCTGTTTGCGTGTCGGCTGTGGGGGTTGTGTCGCCTTCAGTCATCAGCGTGGTTGCTTCACTCATGTGCTTTCCTTGAGCATTTCTGCATAGCGTTCAGGGGCATGCGTGGTGATCTGCGCAAGCAACCTCAGTCCCTCATTGCGCTGGCCTTCGGAAAAGGCCATGGTCAATGCATTGGTGCTGAAGGAACTGCGCCACACGCCAGCTCGATCAAGCAGGCGGTGGACAAGCCGA